GACCAACTGCTTCTTCAGCAAGATTCGCAGGAACTGTGATATGCTTGGCAAGAGAAGAACCATTCTGCGGGTTTGTCTCAGGAATAAAGTTCATTGGAACGTTAAACCCAGAGGTTGCCGAAGAATCTTGTTTGTCAATCATGTTGCCGATCAACGCAAGACCTGCTCTCTGCAAGTCAATGATAGGACTGACTCTTGGGTCAGTTGTGGTCAGCGAGCACTGAATCTCTGCAGAACGACCATTGGTGATTTCCGTATCTTCTTCGAGAGGATGGAAGATTGCCATTGGTCTTAAAAACTCAGTGTTTGCCTTGTTCTTGATAAGTCTGAACGAGGTGTCCTTGGTGAATCTACCTTGGTCAGAATCAACCAGCGAGGAGTTGGTTGTAAACTTACCAGAGAAAGTAACGTTTGTAGTCTCAGGAACAAGAACATCAATCATCGGACGAAGAACGTCAAATGTCAGGTTCTGACTACCCGTGACTCGACCACCACCAAATCTACCAGTAGAAGTAGCAGCAGAGTCAGCAAGGAACTTATATCCAGTCCCGTCAACCGCAATAACTGCTTTCTCACCCATGATAGAGGAACCAAGAATACCATTGTATCTTGTTGCAGAATCAAGACCAGTGATTACAGTCTTGTCTGTTGAACGCAGACCATGTCCACGGTTAACAACAGTGATTACATTCGATCCAGAGTTGGCAACAAGAGGATCTCTACCAAGGTTTGCTTGAGGAACATCAGCGTTCTCAAGGATTGCGTTACCAGAGTATTCAAACTGAGCACGATAGATTCTGAAAGCAAGATCTTCTCTACCGCTAGGTTCCCAAGTCTTGGAGTTCTGAGACTTGAAGAGTGAACCAAGATAGGGTTGCTTGCTGATTCTTTGCTCGGTCGAACCAAGAACAAAGTCTTCAACTTCAGAGGTGTAGACTCTGTATTCCATGGAGGGAGACCAGAGAACAACAGCGTATTCTGTACGTCCCTTCAAGTAAACAGGTTCTTCAAACACGAAGTCTGTTCCATTTGCCAGCATGCTAGCAATGGTTGCAGAAGGAACAATGTTTACTGCCGAAGCAGGTTTTACGACACGAGAGTTCGGGATAACTTTGTTCGAGTCAGGAATCCCGTTAACCATCGGGCGGAGTTCCAACTTAACAGGAAGGTTGCCAGAATCTTTAGCGGAGAAGTAGACACGAATTCTTGTGATAAAGATACCATTCGGATCCGGAACTTCGAAGGATTGTGCCATCGGGTCAATATAAAGTCTTGCACCGTTGGACCATCTCTCACCACCACCACGGCGACTTCCGATGATCGTCGATTGACCAGTCGGAGTATCCTTGACAGGAATGTTAATCTCATATCCGCCTTGAATAGAGAGACCTGTCGGATAGTTGAGAAGAACAGGTGCCGGAATCGTTGTGTTGATTGCCGGGCGAACACTTGTATCAGGAGTCGGGTCAGGCGTTGGTTCATAGAACGTATCACCCATAGTATTAGTTCTGGAAGTCTGACCAGTACCTGTTACAATAGAACTACCTGTTGTTCTTGTGCTGGAGTTTGTAGTAATGTCTCCAAGAACTTCTGTGTAGGTCTTTTCTGTCTTAACATCAGATGCAACTTCAGTCGTAATGATTGTTTCAGTCGAAAGGGTCGTATCGACTTCACGATCAACCGTGTCAACAGTCGTCTGAGAACCAACAACTTCAAGGATTCTTGTAGAAAGGATTGTGTCCTGTCTCGTTTCAAGCGTACCTTGAGCAACATAAGTTGTTTCTGCAGTCGACATTGCTGCAGTCTTGTCGTAGACGCTAACGTCGTAGAGGGCAAACTCTCTGAAACCTGTGCGGAACTTCATGAAGTTGTTGCACGGGATTTCAAATTCACCTTCGATCACACCGTTAGAATTCGAGACCAAAGAAGTAGAACCTTCGCTATGCTCAACGCCAACCTTTGGTAGAGCAACTGAATATCCACGATCAGAAACTCGAACGAAAGATTTCTGGCGGCAGTAAACGCCGACGTCAGTACCATCAAAGAACGGGAAGTAACGAGAGTTGGGACGAAGTCCCTCTGCCCGGAAAGAGACAGTACGAGAACGCATCCAGGGAATCATCGCAACGTCAATTACACGATTGTCAACGATTTCTCTTACCGTGCTCTCGCTGGCAATTCTGTTAACCGTCGTCGTGGTAGAAGTGTTAGTGACAATTTCTGTATCCTGAGCATAGTTGTTCTCAGTGTTGATCGTTGTCGTCTGCTCAAGAGTCGTTGTCTTGATGTTTTCAAATTCAGTCTTGGACTGGTAAGTCTCGGTCGTCCGAACGTTGGTAAACTCTTGATATTGAGGTTCCCAGTCACCAGCACCATAACCGTCTCTTTGACCATCACCAACAACATTGGGATCATATCCTCTTCTGGTGACAAATTCCTCAGTCTCAACGTTGATCAGATCAGAACTTGTGCCAATTTCAGTTGTAGATGTGGTAGAACCAGTAACTGCCCAATCACCAACTTCTTCTGTTACGTTTGAACCGACAAGGCGGGGTTCAGAAGTGTTCTTAGTAACTGTGGTGTTAACACCAGTAACGTTGCTGGAAATATCGCCAACCTGAAGATCGTTTACATCAACACCCTGCCAGTTCCATTCCCAGTTATTCCAGAGGAATGCTTGGCGAGTGTCAAGTTGCGTGCCACCATCAATAACTCTGGGAGGAGCAACTTCAGACTCTTTCCAGTAGTCAGAGGCAGGAGAAAGTGTAATGTTACCAATGATCTTGTCAATGTAGAACGGGTTAACATTCTCGGTCTTAGAGGCAAGATCCTGTGCGGTATGAAGAACCTCTGTATGATCCAGCATGACCATATCGCCATACTTAACAACACGAAGTTGGTCAGTATTGCTAGAGTCCCAAACAAGGTCAATAGAAGTTTCTTTGAAAGAAGGACGAAGCAGTCTCTGACGCGGATCAATAGAAGCGCGATACTCAGGGTTCTTGGTATCCGAGAAAACCTGAGTCGAGAAGTTGTCAACAATGAACCCAGACTTGGTTCTGTCTGCGCCAGCAGAGTCAAGAACTTTCAGGTTCTGCGTTGCAAGTTCGAGGAGAGAAAGGGTCGTCAGTTCTTCGAGTTTTTCTAGTTTCTTCTCGATCTTACCAATATCTTCCATCGTGTATCCCTTGAGCGGAAGCATTCTGCTCTTGAGATCTTTGGTGTGGAGAGTATTCGGATTCAACTCAAACTTGTAGAGGTCAATGCAGTTCGCAGGAGTCGACGGGAATCTAGGTTGCAGCGAAGAAGTACCCGTGATGTAGCGAAGATCGCCAGTTGCCGAAAGAACAAGTTTGTCAAGGCGAGGCAGATAGTATTCTGCATCCGCTTCAACCAGATCAGTTGGTTGCGGAAGTTCGTTAATAACCGTGAAAGAACCAGAACCGTTTGTCGAGGGACGGAAGTCCAGAACATCGCGGAGAGAAACAAACCGACCGTCGCTAAGTCTATGCGCAGGAATGTCAATATATTGAACCTGCGTGTTATAGGAGTTAACAGCGAAGAAGTCACCCGTACCATGAGAGAAATACTTGAATCGAACAAAGACGTTCATCCCGTCAGAATCAAGAGAACCGCCATTCAGAATCAGTCGTCCATCATCATAGTGGGTGTCTCTCTGACCAGGATCAAGAGAGAATCTGCTAGAAAGACTCTCACCGTCAGAGTCATACTTACGAATTCTTAATACTTCATAGATGTCAGATTGGTTCAGGTCAATATACTTGAACCCATTTCCGTCTGAATCAACAGTTGCAGTAAGAGTTGTCTCGTTGAGAGTTTTTTGACGAATCTTTGCCGTACCTTTACGGACATATGTCATAATCTCAACAGGAGTGCTGACATCTAGACCAGTAATCGTTGCAGAAGTTTGGTCGCCATTAGGGGTAATGGTATAACCAGACATAACTGCCGAATCAGCAGAAGCAATAATCCAGTCGCCAGTATTTGTAAAGTTCTCGTTGGCAGCAGAGAGAGAAATCGTGACTTCACCCGCACCACTAGTTGTATCAGAGAACTTACGCGCACCTGTAAGACTGATGCTCGTGAAAGACTTGGGACGACGAATTGGCGTATCAAAGATCAACGCTCTCTTATTGGGTTCTTTGAGAATAGAGTTGCCGCTTGCGTCAAGCACTGTGTGAACATAAGTGTCACTGTCTGCAGCAATAGACTTAACGTCCCGCAGAGAAAGCGTATCCGAAGTTCTTGAAATATCAAAGAGGTATACGTTATATTTACCGCTAACACCTTCTTTGATTGCTCGGACTCTTGCCGTACCAATCTCAGAACCACTATTGGCAAGACCAGACTTCAGACTAACTTGTTGACAGTTATTGAAGTCCAACATCCCTTTGCCGGAATCCCACTCGAAGTAGTTACCGTAGTCAACAGGAATGCTCTCATTGTCTTGAGTAAATGTGTCTTGAGCACGAGGAACAACAATCTTTGTCGTCTGAGACTTATTGATTCGATAACCATTTACATACGCTGTACCAGGATCAACTTTCAGAAGGAAAGAGGAAGCGTCATTGGGTTCAAGATATGCTTTGAAGTATTTCTTGATGTAGTTACCAGATTCCTCTCTGGTCCGCAGTGCCATTTCTTCGCGGATAGAATTGAACCCGCTGGAAGAAGTCTGTTGTCCTTTGATGACACCATCAACAAGATCTGCAAAGTAAACAAAGGTTTCGCCTGCTGCAAGATCAATCTTCTTGGTCAGAATAAGGCGAATGCGATAACGGTCTGCGCCAGGAGAAGAACGATTAGGAACTGCACCTTGGTTGTCAAACAGATCTTCGTCATCAGAAGAAGTCACGACATCTTGTACAACCTTGAAACCAACTGTGGCATTAGGGTTGTTTGTATACTTGGAGACAATCAGGCTCTGAGCAGGACAGAATACAAAGTGTCCTTGAGTGAAGAAACTACCTTCACCAACGCTGAACAAGAACCCCACACCAACCGCAGGGTTAGTTGTCGTGTTTGTCGTTTGAACAGTAAGGTTAAGGGTAGAACCACTAACCGTACCGCTGATTGTTTCACCAGGTTCTAGTCTCGGGATAAACGTCCCAGCAGAACCAGAAGGAATATCAAGGTACTGAATGTAAAGAGTCTGCGGATCACTAGAAGTCGCAGCAACTGCTTCGTAAACTTTAACTTTAAGACCAGAGGTTTGACCAGTAAAGACTACGTTATTAAGAGTCGTAAGATTAGACGGGAATGCTGTGGTTGCAGAGATCTTAACAAACTCATAACCGTTGTTAATGTTTGGTTGCGGAGGTTGAATCGGCGCACCGTCTTTAAACAGGTTAGAACCCAGGCGAGAAAGTTCTTTCTGGATGATTGTCTGGAGTTGAGTCAGTTCTCTTGCTTGCAGGGCACGACCACTATTGAACAGGACTCGGTAGTAACCGTCGCTGTCTCTATAATCGTCTCTATACGATGTTCTTAGAATTTGTTCAGTAAATGCCTTGGTCATTTAAATGCCCCGTCTTAAAGTTGTATTACAATCTTGATGTCTTCGGTCTGATCAGTGGAGCGAAGTACTGCTGCTCTGTTGTCAATATATAGAAGTTCTCCACTTAAGGGATCGAAAGCACCAGCGATTATATTCGAGACTGTTGCTGTAGTAGATCCACCACCTTCAACGATTGAGATTGTCTCACCGCTATCAAAGGTACCAAACCCTGTATATTCAGTTTGGTGAAAGTAAAGATTCGAAGAATCAACATCATCAATATATGCCTTTGCACCAGAAGTTCCACCTTCAATGATAATATCGTTTACAAAAGGACCATCGGCAATAGAGGTAACTTGGAGTCTGCTAAGTGCAAGACCAGTTTCCTCTGTGAAGTTTGCGCTGCTGTCACGAAGTTTGATATTGCGAAGCAGAGAAACCTGTCTGAAATCCTGACCGACAAGGAAATCACCACCTTCAGCACCAGCAGGTTTGGTGTTAAACATTAGGGCACTAGACTTCAGATCGTTTCTAGCATCATACCCAAGTCCAAGATTAGGACCAATGACTGCCCGAGCAGAAGCAGAGTCACCACCACCGCCAGTGATGACAACATTTGCTTTCTTGTATCCAGAACCAAATGCGATAGAACCATCAGAACTATCTTTTACCGTAATTTTAACAACCGCGCCACCTGCAACAGTTGCAGTTGCTTTTGCTTCAGAACCATCACCAACAATCGTTACAGTAGGAACAGAGGTATAACCAGACCCGCCATTTGTAACGACATATCCAAGAACCTGTCCACCAACTGCTGCACCCTGAATCAGCTGCTGTTCAACATCTTCTGCCGGAGCATCAGAGTCAACAGCAAGTTCGCCAACACCAATTGCAGCACCATCGTCTTGGACTCTGGCAACAGGAATATATGCAGAGGAAATAAACTTCGACGCTTTCAGTGCACCGATAGAATACAGGAACTTCCACATGTAACCATCTGCCGTCCTAAACGGAGTACCTGTGGTATTACCTGTGGGTTGAACAGTTGAAGCAACTGTTTGAGGAGGATTGGCACTTGTCTTGCCTTGCTGCAGACAAATATAAACCTGCTGGTTGTCATTCATCACATAATATGCATTTGTGGGATAACCAACTGTGTTGTCATCGTAGGCGGAATAAATTGCGCCAGAAACCCAGTTATAACGGGGAATCGTAAAGGTAATGTCCGTGATGTTTTTTACCGACTGAATACCAAGTCTGCCATTTCTGTCGTCTCTAACCGAGTTTCTTGGGTCGATTGCGACGTCAGAGTCATTCCATTCTTCGGACTTACCCACAGCAGCAAAATAGTTTGTTGCCGAATCGTTAAAATCCGAGATCAAATCGAGAAGAATATTTTTCTTCAGTCTATCTGTTAGAACCGCTGCCATTTATCTACCCTATGCTATTGTTGCGCCGCTATTATTAAGAAGAATCCAGTTACCGTCTGACCAAATCAGACTAACTGCATCGCCATTAGAGTCCAACGTAATTGTTGTACCATTTGTAAAGTTTGCTGGTGTAAGCGTATGAGAAACACCAGAGTTAATGCTTTTTACAACAACGTGCTTCATCTCACCGTCTTGATTGCCGTCTGCAAGTGTAAGAGTGAAACCAACACCACCACTGTTATTAATAAAGGAAACTGGAACAGAAAGACTCAATGCACCAGAAGCACTGATTTCTTCGTTCGCAAAAATAAACGGACTTTGAATCCGAACGCCACCAACACCTTTACCAGAAAGTCTCAGATCAATGTTTGTATCACCACCAACTGCGGATAGGACAGGATCATTTCCTGATGCAGCATTGGTGACTTTAACATGATTTACCGCAGCAGTTGTTGCAGTAAACTCAAGCAATTCGTTACCGTTTACGTCGTCAACAGTTCCGGTCAACGTCGGATTGGAAATCGTGGGAGAGGTCAGAGTCTTATTAGTAAGAGTCTGTGTCTCTGCATTCATCGTGAATGTATCGGAGTCAGCAATCCCAGGGACTCTAACGATAACATCTGCAGAAATAGAACCTGTTCTAACCTGAGTCGAGAAGGACGCACCGGAACTTTCTAGAAGGTCTAGGTCTGCAATGACAGGAGAGGTCAGAGTCTTATTTGTTAGAGTCTGAGTTGCTGTGTCAAGGACAAGAGTTCCTGCTGCATTTGGAAAAACAACAGTTCTGTTTGTAGAAGCATTTGGCGCAGTAATAATTGTATCATGACCAAGCGTGCTTTGAATCCGAATCTTGTCACTATCAAAGTCAATAAGAGGCATGAGAACATTCCCATCCCCCAACTTAGAATAGATTTCTTCGAAATTCTGTTGGATTTTCAACGTCGCAGAACGAAGGGTATCACCTGTACCGTCGTTTGCGATCGTTCCTCTGTTCAGCACCTGTCTCGTCATTTTAGACCTTCAGTTCGTTAAAAGGTTACAAGTTTATTTATAATGGTTTCAAGTATCTAAGTTTAGAATTTCTCTCAAAGTTACTTCGCTATCAGAATCATTTCTTGGTCCTGGCGAAGCAGAATCGAGAGTGAATGGTTCAATCCAGGTAAACTGATCCTGGTCAATCGTCTCAGTGCTGCTAATATCCAATCCGTAAACCTCTGCTGCAGCGCTATCTTCTTCATCAAGTGTTGGCGAGTTCGGAGTAAGCAGTTCTGCCATCGAGGAGTACTGCTTGTGAACCTGATCAAGAGTGAAGTTCTCGTAGTCTTTGAGTTCGTTACCAGATGTTGGATATGTCCCTGGTGTGCCAAGCGTTGTTCTAAACTGCAAATCTGCTTCTCCAGTAACCATATTAAACAGAGCAGTATGCTGAGCAAATGCTTGCGGAGCAATAGACGCTTGTCCTTCGATAATAAATGGCGGCGGAGAGAATACGCCAGGATCTGGTTGGTTTTCGATATCTAGGTCAACCGTACCGACGATCTGGACTTCACTACCAAGATACATTCCTGCAGGGTGGACAAAGAGTTTGTAGACATCTTTCCATGTCGCCAGAGGAAGTTCACTCTTGATCAGAAGGGCAAACTGCTGGTAGAGTTTGTCGTCTGTAATGAATCGTTGAGATTCTGGTCCAATCTTTGATTCGCCGACAACAAAAATCTGCTCTTTTGTGTAGATCAGATCCGGATCAATATTGAAGAACATTCTGAAGAACTGCTGAATAGAATACTTCGTACCCTTTGAGCGATAGAGAGTATTCGAGAATTTAGCAGCAGATCTTTTATCGGGAAATCCTTGGAAGTAAGATTCACCAAGGAGAAGTTCGTCTTCAATAAAACGTAGGAGTACCTGATTTGTCTGTGTGATGTCTCTCGACTCAAACAAACTCTGGATTAGGTGAGTCGGAGAATCATCTGTCTGCTCAAACTGATAATACTTCTCCAGGAACGAAACTAGTTTCGGATATTCCTGGACAATATAATCTGGGAGAGATTCCTTAACCCGATACTCACTCAGATTAAGTTCTCTCCTCCCGAGATCTTCTAGCGTTTTGTCAGTAAGATGACTCATCTAAAATCCTAGTTTGTTGCGGAGACGAGGACGCCTTTCGCTGTTGTTCTTGCTGCATCATATTGAAGCACATAATTTCTTTCTGGTGAGATAGCACTCTCGTTTGCAGGAGTTACCGCAAGTTTAATTGAGGATTGCCCACCAGAGATTGAGTCAACCTGGAGACCAACAATACTGACTGTTCCATTTGTCGGACTATAACTACCGACATTATCAACAAACACATTGTTATTGCTTAGATCAAACACCTGTAGTTTTGTGCTGTTGAGTTGGTTTCTAATCTGGCACTCTTTGTTTTTATATGTAAACACAGAAGAACGAACCCTGTAGCGAATATCATCTTTTTCTGCTATCGGAACAGGGAACGAGAAACTATGGTCCTGTTGAATCCCAAGTGAAGGTGTGAATCTTTGTTGCATCTTTACTTCTGCACGAGAAGAAAGCACCGCAGGACTCACTTCATCGATGAGAGTCAACAGGTTTGAGCGTCGGAAAGATTGACCAAACTTACCGACTGTATTTGTAAAGTAATCAGAGATGACGCTACGAACACTTTCCTGGATTGTATTCAGCGAGAGGGTCGTAAGTCTTGGGTTAAATTGGAAGAACACATCAAGTTCAACCCATGTTGTAACTGGATCTGCAAACTTCAGAATAAACGAAGCAATTGAAAGTTGCTCGGCAAGATCCTGAATAGAATTCTTTGTAATTGTTTGTCTGTTTGCTGTGACATCATCGTTAAACAGAACAGACATGAATACCGTACCAAACTCTGGTTCTAGATTGTCTTCGCCACCCCATGCAATGATGTCTTTGATAAGCGTGGAGAAATTGCGGAGGACAAGCGAAGAATAGTCTGCATGGGTCACCATTCTGTTCTGAGATGCATATTGGAAAGGAGCGTTTTTACGGATCGACTCAACTGTTTCCTTTTCTCCACCACCTGCAGACTTAGCAAGAGTGGTGACAGTCGGTGTGCGACTAACAAGACTTGTAACCTCAATCTGAGCAGAAGGTTCAAATACAAGTGCACCGTCAGCATTGGCTCCATTGACAGAAAGATAGTCAACGCTGATCTTACTGCCTGCCTTTGGAGTCTGACCCAGAGTCGTTCCATTACCAAAGGTCAACTCAAAGTAACCATTTGGCATCTCTTTCAGAATATAGAGAGTGGATTGCTCGCTAATCGTGGTTGCATTGAGAATGCTTGTATAGGTCGTAAATGTGCTAGAAGTTGCACTTTCATAAACACGAACAATTGCTGTGCTAATATCCATGTTGACATCAGGAATCACATAGACTGTATTCTCATCGGACTTCCCTGCAATAAAGGTTCTTTGCTTTGCTGTCCCTTCAAATACGGGAATAGATTCTTCACCATCAAGAGTAGTAAACTGATAGAATCCTGCACCATCATCTGTTGCGATAATTGTCTCGTTTGTCTGGAATACGTAGTTGGTTTCGTCGACCGTAGTCGTAAACTTATACCCAGAGGCAACAGAAATAGTTGCTTGACGGTCTGTAACAGAGGAAAGATTTAGAGAAAGTTTTACTCTTGCTTCAGAAGCAGTTCTGGAATCAGGAATATATCCAATGCCTTCGGCAAGCGAAACAAGAGAGGAACGCAGCTGGGCAGTTCCGAGGAAAGATTCGTTAAGGGCGAAGTTTGCTGTCAGGGCATTGATATGGGTATTGTAGGCAAGTACATCAAGGATGTTAGAAAGGGCAGACGCTTCAAAGTTATAATCTGCGAATTCTTCCTGTTGCTGCAAATACGATTTCAGATTGTTTTTTATATTCTGAAAATCTAGTGCTGTTGACTTGATAGTTGTTGCCATCTTATCTTAACCTGTTCAGGACTGTCGTAAATTCCACTGTCTCAGTTGAGTTGATAATTCTAAAAACAACTGTGACTTCAAGTGAATTATAATCGGGACTAACTTTTGCAGAAACTTCTAGAGTTTTTGCGTCGACTCTTGGTTCGTATGCTCTGATTGCATTCTCAATATCTCTTTCGATCTCTTTTTCGGTTTCATAGTCTGCGAGTTCAAAGAGGTACTGATTTAAATTTGCTCCAAAGTACGGTTGGAATGGTTTTTCATTCTGATTGGTAAGGAGCAAAGTTTTTACTGCTTGCTTTACTGCTGCGGCATTTGTTTTCTTGTAGATTTCACCGCTTGTTGGTTTCTTATTAAATGCAAGATCCAAGTCAACATACTCTTTGTTTCGAGTCGTTGCAAGCGATACGGTGGCAAGATTACCATCCTCGATTGATAGGGCGCGATTGGTTGCCATTGA